GGTATATACATTTTTAATTTATCTTTTAAATCAAAGTACACTATATAATAAAAATTAACTACACTATGTTTTGTCATGTGCAGTATCATAAATGTAAAAGTTTTATTATCTTTTTCAAAATAAAAAAAGTGTTCATCAAATTTAATATTATTTAGTATGTTTAATTCATTAAAAGATTTTTGACTTAAAAGAGTTTCTTGTAATGAACTCCCACAACCGTCACAATCATCTAATTCTTCAAATTTTTTTTATTTTTAAAACATTATAAAAATAAATATCTCCTGCATATTCATTTATTTCACAAGTAATGTCTGAATAATTAGATAAAATATCTTCTGGAGATTTCATATTATCTTTTATTTTTTCAATTTCATTGTTCCAGTGATTTTCTTGATCCCAATTTATTATAAGTTCATATAACTTTTTTATAAACTGTTCTTTATTAATTTTTGCGACTTTTATCATTTATTTTCCTTTTAAATTAAAAAACCCAAACACACAAAGATATGTGTGTTTGGATCTATTTATTAACTTAAAGCATATTCTGCATTAAGTATCTCATTTTCAATTTTATCAATCTTATGTATCTTAATTGTTTTATCTCCTGTTAATTGTTGAAATATATCTTGAAGTAAATTACTTTGTGTAATTTCATTCATCAGATTATTGTATTGTTGTCTAGTATCATTACCATAATTAGGTAAAGATCTAAAGTTATCATGAACTGTTAGCATCTGATAAGATCTAACTGGAAGTGTGTTAATAAGTTCAGCTAAAGGTAATGTATTTATATTTCCAATGTTACATTGGTCAATATAATCTATTATTCTTAAACTTAACATATTAGTTCTGAGATAATGATCCCATAATGTCATTAACATTTGATCTTTATCTCTATTATAAGATTGATTACCTGAATTATGATTAATTAACTCAGATATTGATATAATTTGATTTATATTATAATTAGTTCTCCGCTGTATTTCTCTAACTATGTAGGAGTCACAAGAATGTATAACGTTGGGACTTAAACTTCTGTAATTATCACTACATTTATTTAGTTCTTTAATTATCTCATACTTAGTATCTAAATAATTAAATCTAATTGTTTCTTTCTGTAAAACTGGAATAATTACATGAAAATTATCTGGCATGACATAATCATTAGATAATTTTTTGTTATTCCAAATAGATCCAATTAATTCATTTAATAACCAAGCTCCTGGAGTTCTATCATGTAAAACTTCATAGAATTTATTTAATAATTCTCCTTTACCAAACAATAATCTTGGCTGAGCTTCACTATTATAATATGCCGTCATTATACAATTTTTAACTTGTTCTCTAGTATATCTTTTACTTGGATCAATTTCTTCATATAATGTTGTATAAGCATCAACTCTATTTGATCCAATAAGACCACATACAGACATTGATTTTTTGCAACTTACTAATGATGCTAATAATTGTAAGCCCGATGAACACGAATCTAATGATATTAAATATCCTGATTTTTCTTTTTTTAAATACTTTTTATAAGCAAATACTCCTGCTTGATATAAATTAGTATTACTAGCTTCTTTAATTAAAGCTATATTATCTAGTTTTGGTTCATTTTCATTAAACCAATTAATTCTGTCTTCAAAATTAAGTTTCTCTAATTTTGATGAAAAGTTACTTGCAATATCAATTTTTAGATACTCCAATCCTGTGTATTGTGTAATCATATAAGCGTCCTTGTAATGATTATTGTTGAACCAAGCTAAATAATATAACTTGTAAAAGTAGTAATTGCTTACTACTAATAAAAGTTATATTATTTTAACCAATTGAGTATTTTAGATACTAATGTATCATTTTTTGGTACTTCTTGTTTAAACATGAAATTTAACAGCTCCTCTTCTGTAAATTCATTTTTCATATGATAGTACATAATTGTAATTAACACCTGTGCAGTGATATTTTGGCATTCTCTGTACACTGTTATTTCGATTCCTTGCTCTAATAACTCTTTTACTTTTTTAAGAGTAATTATTTTCTTTTGATAGAAATAATTTCTTTTAATTTTTTGTATAATCATATATTAACTCACAGTTATAAAATATTGGTTGATTATCAATAACTCTAATACATTGATTAGAATTATATTCTTGGTTCGATAAACACAAACCACAAACAAACAATAAACTTTTAATCATTATTTAATTCCTCTTGTTTAATATAAAATATCATAGTTACTGGCATCATAATCTCTATTATAACTTCTCCAGCAATTTCTACTGTAACTTGCACTACTGTAATCATAAGGAACTCTCTTTCGTTTAACCTGTAATTTATGAAATAAAGCCATATTACTGTCATTTACATATTTAGCTTTTTCTCCCTTAGTTATATAAAATCCGTCTTTATTCCACTCATCATAAGTTTTATAAAGATAATCTATAGGATCACCTTTAAATTCAGATGAAAATTTAATCATTGATTAACTCTCCTTGTTCTAATTCTATTAATGATTTTTGATATTCATTTCCCATAGGATTTAGAAAATACCCTCTGCAATATGTTCTACCTCTCTTGTCATATCCATGATTAAAATAAAACTTATTACCTATAATTAACATTGCGTTAATTACATCTTGTTCTTTTTTAGTAAACTCTTTTAAAGATTTATAAGTATCTTTATTAGTATCACTTGTTTTCCATTTATTTTTAGCTACAGATCTCATATCTATATTAATTTTTAATGGAATCTTATTAATTCTGTTAATGTGATCTAAACAGACATCTTTATCATGTCTATTTGCTGTTGATCCAAGAATAGTATTATTATTGTAAGTCAAGTATGGACTTTCCCAATTATTGTGAACTTCTTTTGGTTCAATTATATGTGGAAGTGGATACATTGCATTATTGATCCAATCTAGTTCTTCACTATCTGGTTCTAATTTTGAGTACACAATTCCTTCTAAATCTATATCAATTAAGTCTAATTTTGACATAGTTAGTATTAAGTCTGCACACTCCGATATACTTGAATCTTCTCTAAAAATCATACCTAAAATGGTAGTAATTTTACATGATTGAAATATCATCATTTGACTTAAAACAAACATTGCAGTATCTTTAAAATCTTCAATAGTATCAAGTACTTCTTTAATACTATCTATTTTTAAGATATTATTTTGTAATTTTTTATGTAACGTATTTTTATCAAACATCATTTCTAATTCTGATTGTGACTGTTTTGTTAACATTTTGTAACTATCCTTTTATTAAACATCAAAAAAACCAACCATAATAATTTATGATTGGTTATAATTTTATATAAGATTGATCCAGTAAAAGTAAATTGCTGGATCAGTAGTTTTATTCAGATACATAAAAACTTATGTATTTGTTTGGTAAATTCTCACAGTTATAATGTGGATTAGAATGATTGATAACTTTTACACATTCTCCTTGAGTAGTAATATGTACTTCAGGTAAACTCCAATAGTTTATAACTGAATAAGTTACAATAGATAATAATGATAACATAATTAGTAAATTTAATGTTAGTGATTTCATATTTTTAAGCCTTATAAATTTGAGTTTCTAGGTACTATTAATAATTTACATAGTATGACTATATAAATTTAATTTAAGCTCTATATGAGCATATTTATTAACTATCTATCAATAATTAATAAAAACCTAAGATTGCTCTTAGGTTATTTATAATTAACAAGGTAAATACAAATCATCAGTGATAAACATTGATAAAAATGTAAGTAACTTGATTCTTAAACTTTCAACAAAGTCACGATTAAAATCAGTGATTAAATGTTTACGAATTATATCAATTTTACCTTCACATTCTTTATAATTACCATAAGTGGTAATATTATTAATATCGTGAGATAAATCAATTAACTCTTTATTTAAGTTTGACATAGTGGAAATCCTTTAAGGTTAAGTTAATAAATTATTGAACCAATGAGATAACCCATTGATTCAATTATATTATTTAGATGACAATGCTTTTAATTGATTTAAAAATTCTAATTTCTTAGAACTTGGCTCAACTGCAACAGGTTCATCATTACTAGCTCTAAACAACTGGATTTCGATACAATTAAATAACATTTCTGGTATTAATGTACTATTTCCTTGGTTCAATGAATCCATTTGATCTTTTAAATACTCTACAAAAGTATTAGCAAAATCAATTTCTTCATTACCTGAAGTATTCTTAATTTCAGTGATATTATCAATACTAATAGTAATTCCACCAAATTTATAAAATACTTCAGAACCATCATCTTTAACAATGGTTTTACCTAAATTGAGGTAAAATTCATTCTTAACACTATTAGATTTATTACGAAGTGATGAAGTCATAATATTATCTTTAGTAAAATTACCTTTAATAGTAGCCATAATGTATTTCCTTATACAAATTGAGTAAGTTAATTCTTACCCACTTAAAACAAAAACAATTCGATGCAAAGCAGAGAATTGTATAACACTTAAAGCATTGTAAAATGTTGTTAATTGTAACGAGTAGTCATAAAAGAGACATAATCTTAAGGTAACGAACTATCTTAACGTGTAACGTGTGTATTTATTAATAATAAATAACCTAGCCTAAGATTTCTCTTAGACTAGGATTGAATATGTTATTTAGACTTGAGTATAGTCTCAAGTTTTGTAATTTCTGCTTCGAGAAATACTGGAACAGGTTTATTTTTACGAATGTAATAACTTTTTACAGCTATTTTAGCATCATAAAGAGCTTGATCTCCAAGTTTCTCAAGTTCTTCTCTAGTCTTGAGTAATGACTCAGAGATTTCTTTTGATTTAGATTCAATCATATCTTGAGTTCTTTTCTCTTCTAATGAGATAATAGACTCTGACCATGAATCTGCCATTGATGCTAATGCATCTGTTGCAGTGGTAGTTGAATTGAATACTGAAGTGACTGAGCTAGTTAAGGCTCTGATCATTGAAGGAATACCAAACATAATAATAACTCCATAAGTTATATCAATAGCTTAATTGCTATCTATTAAAACATACGTGTGAACTCTTATATGTTTGATAGGGGGGGTATAACTTATTTATGGTAAATATGTATATGGTATAAAAACACTGAAATCGTACATATCTATAAATATTTTATAACCAAAATATGAAATACATTAGGCTTAGACATCAAAATTAATAATTCTCAGTAAATTTTATGAGGTTTACTTGTAAATTTATATTTCTCATAAACAAAATAATATTATAAAAATGTATAATAAGTTTTATAACTGTAACAATTTCTTTATATATGAACTAAATATTATATATTACCGAGGAATTAAAATTGTCATATATAAAAATAATTTAACAGAAATAGTTTTACAATAATTTGCAATGATTAATAAATTGATTAGTGATTCTTCCACTGTTATCTAATACTTTTATTGTACCGCAGAATAAATAACCTTCTCTTATTTGGTTCAATTTACTGTATAGTTTTATTTCTTGGTTCTTATAGAAGAATGTGTATTTATTATCTGTTATTATATCAGATATGTTTAGCTTTATTGGTTCATTGACTGTTTCATACTTTAGTTCTGATAATTCAGGAATATATTGAAGATCTATTATAAAGTGGGAGATATTAATAAAATGTAATGAGTTATTGTATAGTTCTAAAACTTTTTCTTGCATATATTACCTAATTAGTTATTATATTAGTAAACTATGATGGATTATATATGATAAGTGAGAAAGAAGTAAAACTATTTCTTCCAGGTGAAATAAATTTAGTTATTACTCAAGAATTTATTGATGAATGTAATAGTATTCCACAGATTGAGCCAGAATTTGTTAGTGTTATAAAAGAGAACTTTATAACCTATACTTCTGTGTTAAAGAAAGGTAAGTTTAAGTTAGTTGACTATTTAATGGCAGTTAAGTATGTTAGTTTTCAGGCAATGGGAATGACTAATAGAGATAGTTATATTAGAACTTTTCCTAAGAGTTATACTGACTGGGTTAGTAGAAATTTATCTAAGGAGGATATTAGTTCTAGAATAACAGCTTATAATAGAGGTAAGTTAGTTAATTTGATTAAGGAACAGGCACATATTCCTATGTGGATATTAAATCAAGATGCTTACCAGAAAGCTATTAATTGTCAGTTAGATATTATGGCTAATAGTAAAAGTGATATAGCAAGATGTAATGCTAGTAATAGTTTATTGACTCATTTAAAGAAACCAGAGGGATTAGGGATTGATATTAATATTAATACAGAGGATAATACTGGTTTGAAAGCACTAAGAGAAAGTATGAAGAATTTAGCTGAAATGCAGATACAAAAAATTAAAGAGGGTGTATCTACAAAAGATATATCTGAACAGCCTATTATTGATATTACTCCGAGGAATGTATGATTTTCTTACGTGTTGGTTCAAATGATAATAAAGAAAGATGGTCTATTAAATGTTACTGTGGTTGTGGATCGTGGTATGTTGATACAGAATTTTTATTTCAGTGTCGTAATTGTAGTAATAGAGTTGAAATAGAAAAGATAAAATGGGAAAATAATTTATGAGTGTGTTAGAAAAAAAGTCTGTTGATCAGTGGTTAGATAGCGTTGATTATAATTATTTAAATCATGGTGGGTATATTCCATCACAATTTGCTTTAGAATTTGTTAATATGGTTAAGATGATTAATCTTAATACAAGCGGTGAAAGTAACAAAACTCCTGTGTTTCATTTAAAGATGTTAGATGAATTAGTTGGAGATACAGAAAATATTGCTAATCTGTGTTTTCGAGGAAGTGGGAAGACTTCTATTAATATGGAGTATCTTGTATTTTACATCGCAATATTTGGAGAGATTCCTGGTTTTGGTTCAATTAACGGAATGATTTATGTTTCAGATAGTATGGAAAATGGTGTTAAATCAGCAAGAAAGAATATAGAAACTAGGTATTATAACTCTGAGTGGCTCAAAGAATGGATACCTAAAGTTCATTTTACAGACTCTTATATTGAGTTTGAAAACAAGTTAGGTAACAAACTTGGTGTGAAAATGTATGGTGCAAAAACTGGTATTCGTGGTGTTAAAATATTTGGTAAAAGACCTGTATTAGCTATATTAGATGATTTAGTAAGTGATGATGATGCAAGATCAAAAGTATCTATGGAAGCAATTAAAGATACTGTTAATAAGGGAATTACTCATGCTTTAGATCCAACAAGAAGAAAGATTATTTTTAATGGTACTCCTTTTAATAAGACAGATGTGTTATATTCTGCTGTTGAAAGCGGAGCTTGGAAGGTAAATGTTTATCCAGTATGTGAAAGATTTCCTTGTAGTAAAGAAGATTTTGTTGGTGCATGGGAAGATAGATTTAGCTATGAGTTTATTTTAAATCAATATGAAAAATCCAAGTTACAAGGGTGTTTATCAGCTTTTAATCAAGAGTTAATGTTAAGAATTTCAAGTGAAGAAGAAAGATTGATCCAAGATAATGAAATTAACTGGTATGCTAGAAAGACTGTATTAGATAGTTTAAGTAATTTTAATATTTATATCACAACTGATGCTAGTTTTAGTGATAAGAATACAGCAGATAATGGTGTTATATCTGTATGGGCATTAAATAACAATGGAGATTATTTTTGGATTGACGGTATTTGTAAAAAGCAAATTATTTCAGGATTTATAGATGATTTATTTACTTTGGTTCAAAAATATAAACCACAGACTGTTGGTATTGAGATAAGTGGACAACAGGTAGCTTTAATAAGTTATTTACAGGCAGAAATGATTTCAAGAAATGTATTTTTTAATATAGCTAGAGATAAAGTTAATAACCAGTTAGGATTAAGACCTGTTAAATCTAAGTTTGAAAGATTTAATATGGTAGTTCCTTTATTTTCACAGGGTAAGTTTTATTTTCCTAAAGAAATGGAAAATACACAAATAATGAAGCAATTTACTGGAGAGTTAAAATTAGTTACATATAGCGGAATAAAAGGTAGTGATGATTGTCTTGACACAGTATCTATGTTAATGTATATGAATACTATAAAGCCTTCGGTAACTACTGAAATAACTAAAAAAAATGACAATGTTTACCATTTTTATGAACCAGTAGAAGAAAATAGAGCAATAAATTCTTATTTAGTGGATTAATATGATACTTCTTTCAGATTTTATAAAAAATTTAGTATTAACTTCACTAAGTAAAACTAATTTAGCTGTTTATACAGGAGATATAAATAGTTCTCCAATCTATACACATATAGATAAGATTATTCATTATATTAATTTAAGTTTGACGCATTTACATACTAAGTTTTTATTATTACAGAAACAATGTTTAATTGAGGTAGTTGTTCCTCATACTGAATATGTATTAGATTATATGTACGCAGATAGTAATGTTAATTCAACAGCTCCTCATAGATATATAAAAGATTCTAGATATAATCCTTATTATCCTCATTTAATTAAGATACTTTTCTGTACAGATCAAGATGGGAATAATAACACCTTAAATGACAATAATGATTCTAACTCTGTGCATATAATGAGTTATAACACATTACAAGTTTCACATAGTGGAGTTAGTAATGTTTTATCAGGTAGTTCTAACTATATTAACGTAGTTTACCAAGCTAACCATGTTCCACTAACTTCATTAAATCTTAATACACAAAATATTAATATTGCTCCATTTTTAGAAGAATGTTTGAAGTTATATATTAGTTATCTTTATTTTAGTGACGAATTAGGACAAAAAAATATACAAAAATCTCAAGAAGCATATAATAATTATATTATAAAAATTAATGAGCTTATTTCTAGTAGTATGGTTCAAGACTATACTTATACAAATTTAAAATTAGAACAAAAAGGGTATGTATAATGGTTATGATGGACGTAACAATGGTTACAAAAATATTAAAAACAGTTATATCAAAAGATTTTAACTCTTTGTCTATTACAAAATGCACTGATGTTATTATTGATGGGGCTACTTATAAAGGAACTCCAACACAAACTACTATTAATAAAAGAGTTAGAAATGAGTCTAATGAGTTAACCACAAATACTAATTTTAATACAGAAGTTGATGCCTATACAGGTGTTACTAATTTTATTACAACACGTTTACCAGTATAGGAATTAAATATGCAATACCCAGATTTATTAAATGAACTTTCTTATGATTTAGCAGATGGTGTGGATCAAACTTTAACCAGTAACGGTAAAATCTATATTAGAGCTAATACAAATCAAGTCGTAGTAACTTTTAAACATCAACAAGATACTAACTCAACTTACGCTACAATAGGTACAGTTCCTGCAAATACTGGACAAGTTCTTGATTCGGTTTTTCCTACTAAACACGGTAAAATTAAAGTTACAGGTGGTACAGCTTTTATGGTAGTGTTTAAAGATTAGTTATAAACGTAGTTTAATAAATATTAAGAAAGATAAGTTAATGGTATACAAATGTAATGATGTCTTAGTAGATAGAACTTTTGGTGAGGCGTACTATGCTTAAGTCTATATTATCACCAATTCTTAAGAACACTCTAAGGTCTACACTGGGTATTGACCAAAATACTGGTTTATTATTTGATACGTTTACAAATACTAATGGAACTCTAATAACTAACCATGTAGGAGAGAGTACCTATAACTGGGTTGCTCAATCTGGTATTACAATAACAAATCATGCACAAATATTTAATAATCGTGTTTATCCTTTAGCATCGAATAACCTTTATAGACTTAATTACACAATGCCTGTTGCTGATTATGAAGTTGAGGGAATATTTCAAGTATTAACTAATACAGGTAATGCAGGCGTAAGTGCAAGATGTTCAAGTACTGCAAATACTTTTTATCTTTGGAGATATAATGGTGGTACTGCATGGCAATTATTCAAATTTGTTAATGGCACTGCAACTGCTTTAGGATCACCGTTTACAATAAGTCACACAGCAGGTGAAGAAATTACAGCTAAAATTGTATGCAATGGTACAACAATTGAGGGGTGGATTAATGGTGTTCAACAAGCTACTGCTGTTGATTCAAGTATAGTAAATGCAGGCAGTGCAGGCTTTAGATATGGTTTCTCTGAAACAACTATGACAGGTTTACATTTGAATAAATTAACGGTAAGGAATTTATGATGTTAGAGTTATTAAATCTTGAAAACATTGTCAGTATTGGAACTGCAGTTGTAACGATTGCATCTAGTATAACGGCTTTAACAAATACACCAAAAGATGATGGTGTTGTTAAAAAACTATATAAAATTATCGAAGTTTTAGCTATTGTAAATAATAAGGTTAAACAAAAATGACAACACAAATATTAATATACAATACTGCTCTTAAAGAGTATAAAACTGCTGAGATTGTTGGAGGAATCCATAATCCAAGAATTATTGAATATCATAGTTCTACAACACTTAAAGCAAATAATGATGAAACAGCTTGGTGTTCTTCATTTGTAAATTGGTGCTGTAAGCAAGTAAATGTTAAAGGCACTGGATCTGCTTTAGCTCGTTCATGGCTTAAATGGGGTAAAAAAGTTGATGAACCTTACTTAGGGTGTATTGTTATTTTAAAACGTGGTAATAATCCTACACAAGGTCATGTTGGATTTTATGCAGGCAAAGAGAGCGGTAATAATATTTTGGTTTATGGGGGTAATCAAAAAAATAAAGTATGTTATCTTTGGTTAAAAAAAGAAAATGTGATTGGTTACAGAGAGATAGGAGATACCCTTGAATGAGTATGTTGTTCAAATACAAGAAACTTTATCAGATGCTTATGTATACTTTACTGTACATTACTATTACTATATTGGAGTGTTAATTCGTATGTGTTTTTCTCCGCTTAATTTTAGACAACTTATTAGATATTTTTTTGCAAGTTTACTTTTAGTACAAGCAACCAAATACCTACTAGAACTTAATGGAAGTCCTGTAGTTATCACAATGTTTATTTGTATGGTTCTCGGATTTATAGGACACACTGGATTACAATATGCTATTGATGAAGCTATTCCACAAATATTAAAAGTATTTACTGAAAAAAGTATTGAAATGTTAAAAGCAGTGGCTGATAAAATTATTGATAAAGTGAAGAATAAATAAATTATTAGTTAAATTTAAATAGGTATGCTATATAAGAATATAAAATGGAGAGTATAAATGGTTCATACAAATATTGGTGGTAATGGTCAAAACGACATTCTTACTAATAACACTTTTAGCGAGTCGTACCACACAGTACGGACTGTTTATAATAACTTGTCTGACTTAGAAACAGTTGTAGATAATATTACAGAAATTAATAGTATCCTTAGTAATATTACTAATATTAATGTTGTTGGGAATAATATAACAAATGTTAATGCTGTAGGTAATAACATTAATAATTTAAACACTGTTAAAGACAATCTCACAAACATTAATACTGTAAGTACAAATATTACAGATGTTAATACAGTAAATGATAATATTACTGATTTATTATTAATTAAAAATAATTTAACAGATATTAACACTATATCTGATAATATAAGTAACGTTAATAATGTAGGCGGTAATATTAATACGTTATTATCTAATATGGGTGCAATTAATCTGGTAAATAGTAATTTAAACACAATTCAAGGAATTGCTGATGTTATAAATGAGCTTAATGGTAGATACATTAACAATATCACTACTTTGCGTGCAACAGAACCAACATATAGTAATCAGTTTGTTTACTTAATAGGGCATACAACCTCAGGAATTGGGGGAGGACTGTTTTATTATGACATTACTGACACAACTTCACTTGATAATAATGGCACTGTTGTTGTAACGAATTTAGGTAAGCGGTGGAAAAGGATTTTAGAAAATAATGAAACAACTGTAGAACATTTTGGTATACCTAAAGATAAAAATTCTACCATGACTCTTTATAATTTAATTTTAACAGGACATAAGTTTAAAGTACCAAAAGTACTATATACTTTAGCAGGCGTTGCGTCTCAATGGGCTTCAAAAAATAAATTTCCTATTTGTTTTATGGGAGATAGCACAACAGATGGTAGGGTTTCTACTACTAACGGTGTAACTGCAGTTCCAAACTCAGCGTATAATGAATATCGTCTTGTTAATGGCGCAGTACCTGATAATATTGTATATGATCATGATGAGTTAGAAGTTCCTAATGCGTACACATCAATTCTTCAAAGAATGGCAAGAAATTTTTACGATAGTACTACTTTAAGAGTATATAATGCAGGATATAGAGGTAAAGCATTACAAGATGGTTGGGCTTCTACTAATATACATAACGCTATATTTGGTAATACAGCGTATGCTGATGTGAAAATGGTTATTCTAAACTTTGGAATTAATGATGCAGGATATGCTAGTGTAGAAACTTTACGTTCTCGTGTATATAACCACACTAAAGCTATTATATTAGATTGCTACTATAGAGGTATTCAGCCTGTGTTAATGGGAACAAATACAACAGCTGTTCCAACAGAAGCTGGTTCAGGACATAATAAAGAACAAGTAATAATCGTAGATCAAGTAAAGAAACATTTGGCTCAAGAATTTGGTATAGATTTTATTGACATGAACAATGAGTTTATGAAATTTCTTACAAATAGTACATTTCCTTATTCGACAGATTTTTTATTACCTGATAATTACCATGGAAATGATATTTATCACATGAAACAAGCTGAAATTGTTTTTTGTAAATATATTGCAAAAGATTTAATAGTTATGTTGGATAAAGGTGATAAATTTGTAGATGTTTCGATGCCTATGAAAAAATCTAATATACTAGAGTCTCAAATGAGTACAGCCACATATACAAGAGGACAAAATCAACTTCGCAGAAATATTGTTATAAGTCCTGCAGAACACGATAGTTATGAAAATACATCTGTAATAGAGTTTTGGGTATGGAATGAATGTCCTAAAATGTCTTTTATATATTCAGGAGTTACACAACCAAATGTGAATACAGCTTTAATCACAGATGTTACTAAATTACCTCAGTTAAGGGCGATATCTCAACCATTCACAGCATTAGATTATAGTTTAAAAAATATCTACAGCGGTGTTCTACCTTCTTTTGTAGGAACAAATACTGTTATAAGAACTGATACAAACTACTTTATAGGAAATTTGGATTATGGGTTAAATATTATTTCAGTAAATATTCCACAAGGAGCTTCTGCTCACAGAGTAGCTACAAATTTTTTAACAAGTGTAGGCATGTACGTTGGTTCATTTGAATTTATAGAAAATCATGCAAACAGTGTTCCTAAAATTGCATTAAATACTGATAATGGTGTTTCTCAAACTGTAGGACATATTAAAAATGCTTTAGAAAAGACAGGACCATTATTCGCATTTTCTCAAGCTCCGTCAGCAACAAACTATTTTAAAGTGATTTCAAAAGAAGATATAAAAGGTTCAAATACTTATGGTTTACGAAGAATAGGTGATTCTGTAGAAATGCTTGTTTCATTTAATACTTCAGTTGATGGTTGGGGAGTTATATTATCAACAACTAAAGTAGACAATTCATCTACAAACGCAGGCACAGGATTTAATAAATACTCCGATATTATGGCAGGAAATAGTCTTGTTGCTTTTTTAAATTCAGGTACTTTAAGAATAGCAAGCGTTACTACTGCTGGTTCTGTATCATCAGCAGGTTCTATCGATACAGGTATTACTTCTTCGACAATTTCTAACAAAGTGATAACTTTTAAATTCACTTTAACATCTCTTACCGAAATGACATGGGAAATTCTTTCAGAAACAGGTAGTAGTCTCGCTAATGGAACTCTCTCTTCAACTTTGGTGAGTGATTACGCATCAGGATTTGTAGGAGGAATCTTTAATAACAGGTCTATTTCAACAACAGGTAATTTAAAGATAGATGTGTTTCAGATAAGAGAAGTATATGTGTAATGGATTTATAAGATTTCATAATAATGCAGTGATTAAAAAAGGTTAAATATAGCAATGGAACTGGAAACACTTAGTAAATTAACTGATTGGAAAAATGAACCAACAATTCAAGATCTTAAGTCTGATTTTGACGGTGCATCTATTCATCAACAAAAGTATATTACTAAAATTAAAGAATGGGAAAATTCTAAAAACTTAGAAGGTGATTATAAACCTAAAAAAGTTCCAGGAAAATCTTCTCTTCAGCCTAAAGTAATTAGAAAACAAAATGAATGGAGGTATCCTTCATTAAGTGAACCATTTTTATCTATTGATAATATGTTTAAATGTAAACCTGTTACTTTTGAAGATGTTAAGTCTGCTAGAAAAAATGAACTTATCTTAAATCATCAATTTAATAATGTTATAGATAAAGTAGATTTTATTGACGAATACGTTAGAAGAAACGTAGATCAAGGACTATGTATTATTAAACCTTATTGGATCAGAATAACTGAACAAGTTAATAAAGTTATTCCAGTATATCAATATAGAGAGCCAAACAGTCAAGAAGAGTTAGATAGATTACAACAATTAATAGAACTAAGTAACTCTAATCCTAATGAGTTTATGAATTTACCTGATGAGTTACAAGAATCAGTTAAATATTACTTAGAAACACAAGTTCCTGTTATTGCAGAGCAATACGGAGAAGAAACTGTTAAAGAAGAACTTATTATAGAAAATAAACCTGCAATAGATATTATATCTCCTTATAATTTTTATATAGATCCAACTTGTAAAGGTAAATATGAAAATGCTAACTTTATTGTTATAACCTTTGAATCTTCTAAAGCAGATTTATTAAAAACAGGTTTATATAGTAACTTAGATCAAATAGATTTTAATAGTTCTAACGTTAATGTAGATTTATATCATGAACAAGGGTATGACACACATACTTTTAACTTTAAAGATGAAAGCAGAAAAAGAGTTGTTGTTTATGAATACTGGGGTAAATATGATATTAACGGTGACGGTAAATTAGTATCTATTGTTGCTTCTTGGATCAATAATACGTTAATTCGTATGGAATTAAGTCCTATGCCTACAGGACAGTTACCATTTGTCATTAGTAAATATAATCCGATTATGGATAGTGTATTTGGAGATAGTGATGCAGAGTTACTGTTAGATAATCAAAAAACTATTGGTGCTATTACGAGAGCTAATATTGATTTAATTGCTAAGTCTGCTAACTCACAGCAAGGATTTGCTACAGGATTCTTTGATGCTGTTAATAAACGTAGATTTATGAATGGTGAAGACTATGAATTTAATGGTAATATGTTACCTAACAATGCTATATTTATGCATCAAAGCCCTGAAGTTAGTCAAACTTCTCTTGTTTTATTGGATCAACAATCAAAAGAAGCTGAACAATTAACAGGAGTTATTACTAATACAGACAGTAATCAGTTAGGTGCTACAGCAGGAGGAATTAGATCTGTATTAGCTAGTACAGACTTGAGAAAAGCCAGTATTCTTAGAAGAATGATTAGTGGTATTATTAAATTAGCTAAGCAAGTGGCATTATTAAATAATGAATTTCTTTCTGAAGAAGAAGAAATTAGAATTACAAATGAAAAGTTTGAAAAAATTCGTAGAGAAGATTTAAAAGGTAATTTTGATGTAAGTACACATATATCTTCACCTGAAGAGAACCAGAAGAAAGTACAAGATCTTACTTTTGTGTTACAGACAGCTAGTTCAGTATTAGGTCCTGAATTAACAGTTATGATGCTTGCAGATATAGCATATTTACTAGGTATGCCTGAGTTAGAAAATAAGTTTAAAACTTATTCTCCCCCTCCTCCATCTCCAGAAGAACAAGCACTAAAACAATTAGAGATTCGTAAAATGGAAGCAGAAGTAGCTAAAATAGAGAGTGAAGTAGCAATGAACCAAGCTAAAGCTCAAGAGATTATGGCTAAAGCTAATCAAATTAATTTAGATGTAGAAGAAACTGTTACTGGTGTTAAAGATCAAAAAGAAGTTGCTAGACAGCAAGCACAAGCTAAAGGTAATCAAGATTTAGAAATTACCAAAGCAATAGTTAAAGGAGAAACCGATCCTACAAATATAGAAGCAGGAATTGGATTTAATAAAATGAATGAAGCAGGACTAATATGACACATGATTTAGAAAAAGATTTAGAAATTAATAAACATAAGTTAAGTGTTGTAGAAAGTTTACAAAGACTTTCTTATAACACTGACTATAAGAATGTATTTAATAATTATGTGTTTAATTCACTATTACTTAGTTATAACAGAGATTTAGCTAATTTTAATCTCACAAATGAGCAAAGAAACACGATAATATTAAAATTAACTGCTATTTCTACTTTACAACAAGAATTAGAGAGCTTATTATCTAATAAAGAAACTTTAGTACAACTTATTAAAGATACTAACGACACAATTAATAAAGAGAGATATTACCATGATTGATGAAACTAATACAGAATATAGTGATGAAGATAAATTGTTAGATGAGCTTGCTTCATTAAGTGATGAAGATTTTGAAAAAAAATATGAAGAAATGCAATTAGCTTTATTAGATCAAAATAGATCTGAACAGATTGAAGAAGTAACAACAACTAATGAAATTAGTGAAGAAAATACAAATAAAGAAGAACCAAAAGAAGAAATAAATAGTGATGATACTACAGATATTCAAATTAGTGATGTTGATTCTAAATCTATTGAAGAAACTCAAGAAATAGAAGATAGTTCTCAAGAAAAAACATTAGAAGAGAAATATACTGAGTTAGAGAATAAATATAAAGATTTAATGAAACCATTTAAAGCAAATGGTACAACAATAGAGATTAAAGATCCAAATGAGTTAATTAGTTTGGCTCAAAAAGGAATTAATTATACTCAAAAGATGCAAAAGTTAAATCCTCATCTTAAAATTGTAGAGTCATTGAAGAAAGCTAATATATTAGACGAAAATATTATAAATACATTAATTGATATTAATAATGGAGATAAAGACGCAATATCCGCTCATTTAAAGAAATTAAATATCAATGTGTTTAATGATATTGACGTAGAAAAAGAAACTACATATCAACCTAAAAATCATATTATATCTGATACTGTTTATAATAGCGAACAGTTAATTAAAGATATTAGTGATGATCAGGAATATGGAAAACCTTTTCTTAATAATATAACTGATTGGGATCAACAATCTCAAATAAAATTATCTAATAATAGTCTAGACTTACAACAACTATATGAACACAAGAAATCAGGATTGTTCGATATAGTTAATGCTGAAGCAACTAGACAAAAAGTATTAGGAAACTTTACAGGTATAAGTATGCTTGATACATACGCAACTGTAGGGAAACAAATGCAAGAACAAGGGTTATTAAACAATCCTAAACTTGCACCAAAAGAAAATAAAATTATTGATATTAAGCCTGCTTTGAACAAGGTAAATACACCATTCAAACAAGAAAGTAACAATAAAATAAAAAGTTTATCTCCTGTTAAAGCAGTAAATACTCAAGTAACTGGCGAACCAGACTTAGACGCACTTGCTAAACTAGATGATAATGCTTTCTTAGAATTATGTAAAAAATACAACATTAAATAATTTAAAAGGAAATTATATATGGTTAGTCCAGTAACAGCACCACAAAAGTATAACACTAATCCGTCTGCTCCAATGCAGACATTCATGCGTAGGCGTAAATCCATTATTGAAATGGCTGATGAGCAGTTTTATACTCCTCTTGCTAAATTAGAGAATATGCCTAAACATTACGGTAAAACAATTAAAGTGTATGAATACGTACCTTTGATTGATGCACGAAATCTAAATAACCAAGGTATTGATGCTACTGGCACTCCTTATGATGATGGTAATATTTATGGTGGCTCTAAAGATATTGGAGTTATTACAACTAAGTTTCCTGCTATTACTGAAGATGGTGGACGAGTCAACAGAGTTGGTTTTACTCGTGTTGAACGTCAAGCTAGTTTATCTCAAATGGGCTTCTTCTTTGAATATACAGAAGATTTGTATAACTTTGATGATGATGAAATGCTTGAATCACATATTGAGCGTGAAGCTCTTAAAGGTGCAATGAGTTTATCAGAAAAAAGATTACAAGTTGATCTTATTAATGGTGCAGGAACTGTATATTACTCAGGAACTGCTTCATCTAATGCAACTATGACTGGTGAAGCCTCAGCTACTGTTAAATCTATTGTAGATTATGACGATTTTAAAAGATTATCTATCAGATTAGATACTAATAAAACACCTCGTGATACAAAAATGATTAAAGGAAGTAATCTTACTGATACTAAAACTATTCCTAATTCAAGATTTGCATATATTCACCCTGATTTAAGCAATCATCTTGAAAATCTTCAAGATTATCATGGTCGTCCTGCCTTAATTCCTGTACAACACTATGCTGATAAAACCAATATTCGTAACGGAGAGCTTGGATCTATTGGTAATTTCCGTATTATTGTTGATCCAGAAGCAGTTGTGTGGGAATCAGTAGGTGTTACTGTTGGTTCAAACGGCGGCAACGCAGGCTATAAGTCAACAACTAAATCTTCAGTAAACAAATATGATGTTTACCCTATTTTAGTTATTGGTTCAGAATCATTTACTACTATTGGATTTGGTTCAAGTGGAAAAGAACAAAAGTTTAAAATTCATTCTATTAAACCTGGTTCTCCTGCCTCACTTGCTTCAGATCCTTTTGGTAAAAAAGGTATGCAATCAATTCAGTGGTGGTATTCTACATTGATTTTACGTCCTGAACGGATTGCAATGATTAGAACACTTGCTCCGCTCTAAATTTTAAACTAGAATAAGTGTACTAGAAATAGTACACTTATTTCATAAAATATTAATCAATAAGGAATTACTATGTCATTACAGACAACAACAGACACAAAAGTTACTACTCCTTCTGCTGATGAAGTAGAAATTAAAATACTAAGACAATATCTTGACGCATTAGGGGTTCAGTATAAAAAATCACATGGGTTAGAAACTTTAAAAGAATTATTTGCAGACAACACTATAAAAGTGTCAGAAGTTAAAACAAAAAATGAAGATATCCAAGAAGCAGTAAAAAAAGCGTTAAAGTTAGTAAGATGTATTGTTACATCTAATTTGGCACAAGATACGAATAAATATGGAGATATCTTTTCTGTAGAAAATAAATTTTTTTCTGTAATGCGTTGTGTTCCTTTTCAATCACCAACTCATGTTGAATCATCTTTACTAGAATTTATTAAAGAAAAGCAGATAATTAACAGTAAAGTTGAGAAAGGACTCGCAGGACGAGATATTATTATTGAACAAAAAGGACAAATGTATAATATTCAAGTTCTTCCTCCACTTACTGAAGAAGAGTTTAATGATCTTAGGACAATGCAGTTAAAAGATCCTGAATTTTTAAATAAAGACGGTGAATAACAATGAGTAGTACATTAAATAATGATATATTAATACAAAGTGATTTAAATTATGATGCTTTAAAAGATACCGTATCAATACCTAGTGTTGATTTATCTTTATTTCCTGTACCTAATTTTACTTCTAATCCTGTACCAATTCCTACAACAGTTACTAATACGTTATTAACTGATAAAAATGTTGATGGTACAGGCTGTTTTGACAACTTAATGACTTCTATATCAAAACACTTAACTAATGAATTTGAAGAAGGTAGAATTGAACAAGATAAATTTGGAGATATATATTCTCAAAATATGATCCAAGCAATGAGTATTGCTAGTCAGTTTGTGTTAAATACAGTAACAACAAATTATCAAAATCAATTATTAAAAAAACAATTAGAACAACAAGAAATTAATAATGTAACTGCTAAAGTTCAATTAGAAATAACTAAATTAAACGCTAGTAGAGCTAGATATGAAGCACTAACTGCTAATACTAATTATGCTATATCTAAACAACAATTAGCTAATAGTAATGCAGATTATTTACTTAAAATTAAACAATTAACTTTAAGTGATAAGGATATTGAATTAAAGACACAACAAATAAGATTAGCTACTGAACAAGTAGATACTGAAGTTTTAAACCAAACTACTATTACTAAAAATAATTTAATGTTAGATAAGAATTTGCTAAAACTAGACGAAGAGATTAATTTACTACAAACACAGGATTTAATACAAGTACAACAAGTAGAACTTGCTAAACAGCAAGTTGACACTGAAAGAGCTAAAACTAAAAATACTACCTCTACTGGTTCAACAATTACTGGTGTATTAGGTAAAGAAAAAGATTTAAAAGATGCACAAATAGTTTTATATGAGCGTCAACAAGATGCTTATGATATAGACGGTAAATCTAAAATAGTTATGATGTATAAAGATGTTTATGCTATTAATAAAACTGCTGATGCAGGCACAACTGTGCCGAGTTCGTTAAGTGATAGTAATATTAATGCAGTATTTACGGCAATGAGAAATGCAGTAGGTATTTAATAATTAAGGGTAGTTATAATGGGTTTATTTGGTTCAACAAAGACAATTATAACTGTCGCTTCTACTGTTTATAATATGTCTGGAGATTACAATGCTGATGACAAATATTTTAAAGCTATTGTGATTTCAGGTATTTTACAAAATATTTCTGTTGCTGATACTATTATAGGAAATTTATATAACTGTCCTAAATCAAGATTTACTAAGTTTTTTAATTACGCTTTAAATAATAACTATAAAGGTAATTTAATTACAAAAATTAATAACCGTAAAAAAGTAGATATAGATGTTATTATAGATTACTTAAATCCAGATTTGGGTACATATGTTGTTATAGAAAAAGCATTTATTGACTATGGAGATATAACTTACTGGGCTAATAAACATATATTATTAAATTATCCTAATTTAGTATTAACAGATTGGGTAGCTGAATTAGCTCCTTTAAATCAGATATTAATCACTTATGAAGATACGTCTACTGAACTAATCAATCTTCCTACTAATTATTTATACTCTAACGAGTATTTAATTGCTTATGTAAAATACTATAACGAGTCTTATAATGAACCAGAAGAAGAAGGAGCAATAATTGAAGTTGATTTTGAAGATTTACCTGATACTTCTGATTACACTACGATAGATAACGATATAACTAATAACTCTGAAAGTTTAACAGAAACTACGACTGTATTAAGAGAATATAGTAATACTACTCCTTCATCTACAACAACTTCATCTACATCTAGTACAGAAGTATTTACTTCTCATATTAAAACTAAAGAAAAGACAACATATCTTGGTATTATCTCTGGAGAAATAAGACATAATTTAAAAGAAACTTATATAGAGTATTTAAATTACAATATAATTGAATCTACTGATGTTGATATAGAAGTAATTAATCATGGGTCATACACAGAAACAATAACAACCACTGTTGTTACAGAAATCTTTGAACCAGTATATACATATCAAATTAACTCACAGATTACTGTATTATCTGAGTTAATAAATGAAGATATGTTGATTTATAAACTTGGTTCAGGAATTACAATATTAGATGCTTTACAAAGCACAAGTACAGACATTACAGAAGATTTATATCCTATTATTCCTTTAAGAATTTATAATACTTCTGTAAAAGATATTCCTGATTGGTATAACGAAGCTAAACAAGCATATTCAGTAGTAATGGATAAAAACTTTGATAAATTACTAGATAATATCGAAGATAACTCTTCTATTGGAGATATTGACTACGCATATATCCACTTTGGATTTCCGTTAAATACAGAAAGTAAAGATGAAAAGTTATACATATATGAGTTTTTTAAAAATTTAATTAATTATCAAGAAAGCACAAGAGAAGAATACTTAGATTGGTTAAATGAGATTTATGCAAATAAAGTCTTTATAGATGATTATGTAGAGTGGTTTACAGCACAATCAAACCCTTCTGATCCTTTGTTTGGTTCAAGTCCACCATTATTAAATGGAACTTTAGGAAGTAAAGTTGTAAAACCTTCTGAATCCGTATTAGAGTTTAGAACTAATAACTTAGATATTGAAGATATTACTACTGATAACTTTGATATAAGAATTTCTTGGAGTAACATACAAGAAGATATTTACACTGGTCTGGGTAAAATCGGAGCTACTAAAGGAGATATTTGGTTTAGCACGACTCCTCCTCCTGAAAATATTGACTTTACTACTTTACATGCAAGTTCTGTCGAAACATTCACAGAAATAGTAAGACTAGGGTTATTTATTTATGATCCAGTAAATATGTTAAAAGACGGTCATATTTACTTGTATCACCAAATAGAAAACTTCTCTTATAAGGTTTTATCAATAGCAGGGCTAGCACATAGAAATTATATATACAGAAGTTATTATAATGTAGGTATTACAGGCAAAGAAGCTATTGAAGATACCGAACCAAGTGGTTTTATTATACCATTAAGTAAGTACGTTTTAAATCAAGTGTCTTGGGTCGTAGGTAATGAAATATGTATAAGAGCAGGGAATTTAATATTTAACTCATGGCAATCAAGAAAAACAAGATGGTATCCAGGTTCAGTATTTAAAGTACTTGTTATTGTTATTTCAATAATTATAGCTGTTATTGTAACTATTGTTACTGGTGGAGCAGGATCAGGACCAGTAGGAGGACTTTCAGCAAGTATTGTCGCCGCTTTAGGAGTTGCAGGAACTACAGCGTTAATCTTAACAGCAATATTAACAGTAGCTATTAATATGGTTATAGGAATGATTATTTCTGCTATATTAACGAGAATATTTACACCTATTATTGGAGCAAGATATGCAAAATTAGTATCAGCAGTTGCTACAATGATTATTATGGGAGGAATAAACACAGGTTTTGATGCAACTGCAATGGAAGGATTACTTTTAAGAGCAGATAGTTTAATATTACTAGGTTTATCTGTTACTAATACAGTTATTGAAGAGGTAGACAATGTTCAAGAACTTTCTAGTGAAGTTAAAGCATTAGAAGATAGAAATAAAAAACAAGAAAAACTTATTAGAGAGAACAATGAATTATTAGGGATAGATAGAGCAGATGATTTAATTAATAAGGTATTAGAGCAACTTACATTAGAAGAAACCCCTGGTGAGTTCTTATCTAGGACATTAATGAGAAGTGATGACATTATACGCTTATCTATGGACGCAATAAATAGATTTACAGAGATAGTTTTGTAATGTATATATTAATAATAAATATTGGAGATAAATTATGGATTTTATGAGTTGGTTTGATAGTTTTTTGAGTAGTAACCCTAACTCAACTAATTATAATTTTGGTGGTTCAGGTCCTACAGGTAATTTATCTTTAAATGGTTTTATACCAAACAGTAATCAAGGAAGTACTATACAAACCTACAACACTGGTTTATCAGGTATTCCTAATGTAAATACAGGAGCTTCTAATTCTTGGTTTTCAGGTTCTGGTGTGTTCAGTGGAGATAAAGGTGGAGGTTTAGAAGGTCTTGGAGGTATTGGAGGTATTGCTGATATTCTTGCAGGATTAGGTAATGCTTGGAATGGATTTCAACAACAAAAATTAGCTAAAAAAGATTTAAACTTTCAAAAAGATGCTTTTAACAGAACTTTTGCTAATAATAATAAAGTTTATAATCAAAATATGGAAGATGTCTTAAGAGCAAGATCAGCTCAAACAGGACAAAATTATGATAAAGTTATAGCAGAAAGAAGATTATAATATGGCAACATTTCCTACGTATAAAAATGTAACTGCTCCAGATTTATCTAATTTAATTACTTTACAATCTCAAGGAACTCGTAATGCTTTTAATAGTTTAGCTGATATTGGTAATACTATTCAAAATATTCAACAAAAGAATATAGATAGAGATAATAGAAATTTATTAGCTCAAGGAATGTTAGCTAAACTAAATCAAGATACAAATGCAGTAAAAAATGTATTTGATCAGGCAGTAAATGATCCAAAAGTTCCTGTTAATTTATTAACAACTTTAGGTAATAATGTTCAAAAAAATATTGATAATGATAGGCTTATTAACGAACAAAAGTTAGCACGTCAATTAACTCAAGGTCCTAATGCATATGACAACATTGTTTTGGATAAGTATTTATCAGAGAATAATTTACCAGTTCCTAAAAATCTTTTTGAAAACTATCTTAATGAAAGTACTGAAATAAGTAATGCTCTGGCAAATTATCAGGATCAAAGAAAAGTTAGTCAAGCAACTGATACTAATGATCCTGAGGAATCTCAAAGAAATCTTAATTCATTAGATGTGCGTGGCTTTAATACTCCTAATATAATTAAATTGTTTGGTAAAAAACAGGAAGAAGTAGATGAAAAAGTACGAACACAAAATACAAAGTTAAAAACTACTGAGTTAGATTCTAATAAAGATGCGTACTTTAACAGTAACTCTCCTGTATTTAAACCTCTAGTACTTAATTCTGGGAATGAACAAGATGCTATAGGTCAAATAACAACTGATTTTAAAGAAAGAGAAAATAAAGCAGTAGCGGAAATAAATAACGCTGATATTTCTCTTGTAGATAGACAAAAACGTCTTATGGATTTAAAAGAAACAAGTGCTAAATATAGAAAAGAACAGCTTACAGATTATGTTAGTAAAGGTATTATCGATCCGACAAATACTAAAAATTTAGATTTATTTAAAGGAGTTTTCAGTTCTGATGAAATACCAAATTTAGTTAATGGGTATAATACAAAGAACTTTGATTTTAATCAAAACGTTAAGTCAAGTGATCCTGCGTATGCTCCATTAGCTATCGCTAAAAGTGCTATAGATAAATATAAAGTATTTGAGGAAAAAGGTAAAAGTAGTTTTAACTCTGTATTAGGAGAAGCATTAAAAAATAAAACAGCTTTTGAAACTGGTACTGAAGGTGGAGCAATTGAAGTTTTTAGAAGTAAGTGGATAGGACTTATTGGAAAAGACGAGATTATTGATACCATTGAAAATATAAGAGATGAGTTAGGAGAAAATAACAGAGATTTGTTAAACACACCTGAAATTTTATCTATTATGGATAGACTGGTAGAATCACAATATTCAGTTCTACCAGGTGAAGCAAGGGTTAGGCTTAGTGATTGGTTTACGTCAAATAACACACTTAAAAACGGCTTAGCAAACATCACACCTGAAAAAAAAGTAAAAGTTGCTTCAGAATATGAAACTAAACAATTAACAAATGTTACTATACAAAAGAAAACACAACTTTTACAAAATTTACGAAAACAATACTTAGATCCAACTAATCCTATCAACAAAGAAGTTATTTTAAATAGAATAAGAGAAGTAAGCGATACATTAAATGAAATACTTTTAACATATAACAGTAGAAAAGAATTATCAGTAAATGAGATAGGAAATAACTAATAATGGTTGATAATAATAATAATTTAATTAAAAAAGTTCTTAGTGAAAAAGAAATTTCAGAAAAAGTTGCATTAAATAGAAAAGCAAATGTTTCTTTAGATACTGATGTTCCTAATGACTTATACGATCCTAAAGTTTTTTTTGAACAAACAGGGCTTAATCTTACTGATGTTTTAGGAGGAAATCCTAAAGTAGAACGTGATTATAATAATCCTAGAAGTTCATTAGAATTTGCGGAAGATTCTACTAACCTTGTTGGACAAACACTTGCTAATATGTTTTTAGGTACATTAAATTTTGGTACAAAAACACTGTATGATCCAAAAGGAACTCTTGAAAATGTAGTAACAGGAGCATATAATTTACTGCCAGGAAAAGAGGTTAATTTACCAGAATCTTCAATTCCTAACTTAGGTTTAAAGATTTTAGATCCTAACTATGAATTACCTACTTTTTTAAATAATGCTAAAGAAAAAGTTAATAATTTTTTTGATAGTAATTACTCTAGTAAGACAGGTGCTAGAAAAGCTATAACAGAAGATATTCTTAATCAAAGACTGATTTATAATAATGATCAGTACCAAAAAGATATAGAATCAGGAACTAACCCTACGTATGCGAAAATATCTCTGAAAGGTAAAAATTTGATAGCTGGAGCTAAATATATGATAGAAGATCCAGATAATTTAATTGATACAGCAATATCAGGAGTTTCTTCTATAGTAGGTGCTAATATTTTAGTTAAAGGTGCTAATAAACTTGCACAAAAAACAACTCAAACTGTTGCTGATAAACTTAAAAATACTACGATTGCGTCAGCAATAACAGAAGCTGGACTTACTGGAGAAGAAATACAAAGAGAGATATTAAACACATTTGATTTCTCTAACTCAAAAAGATTTAAAGAATTATTAGAAAATAATAAAACTCCTGAACAAGCAAAAAAGATATTAGCTAGTGAAGTGTCAGTATTATCTGCATTCACAAATATTCCAATCAACCTAGTCATACAAAAGTTTAGTAAAAACGTTGATGCTCTTTTACCTCAAAAATATTTAGTAGATATGACTAAAGAAGGTATTGAAGAAGCAGTACAAAATACTCTAAATCAATTTACAAAAAACACAGCTATACAAAAAAATGTAAATCCAGACGTTAATTTATTTAGTAATTTAGATGTAAGTGCTGGACAGGGATTAGCAGGAGGTGTTGTAACAGCAGGTGGATTAGGACTTCCTAGTGCAACTGGTAGAGCTTTTGAGTCAGCAGCTACAGCACAAGCAAACCTTAGTGATGCTAGAGATCCTAATGGAGAAAAAGCAACTAATAATGCTATTAACTCTTTAAATACTTTAGCTACTACATCTGTTGAACCAACACAAAATAAGACTTATACTGGTAGTGAATTTTCTAAATCCTTGTTTGGTAGTGAAGGTGGTAAACCTGACTCAGATAATAACTTAAAAGGGTATTCTCGTGGTATTGGATCAATACAGTTTATTGCTAATAGATTACAAGCATTAAAACCTAAGTTAAATGGTTTAGTAACTGATGATGATTTTATTAAAGTTAAAGAAGAAAATGGTAAAGACGGTTATCGTTATACAGATCAATTTATTAAAAGATTTAAAAATAATGAAGATGGAATACAAGATTTAGCTAATGAAGTTCAGTATAAAACATTAGATGAAGAAACTAAACCTTATGAAAAATATATAGGTCAAACTATTCAAGGAGTTAAAGTAACTAAGTCTGGATTAATGGCTTCTGCACATTTAGGTGGAGTTGGAGGATTAAAAAACTTTTTAACTGGTAAAAGTAATGCTAAAGATGCTAATAATACATCTATTGCAGAATATATGCAAAAACATGGTAATAAAGATATATATAACGGTAGTTCTTTACAGACTATTATAAATCCACAAACTAATGAAGTTAGCGGAGATATAACTACATCTAATGAACCAATAGCTCAATCTACAAAACAAACTGAAAAAACTGTATTAACTCCTGTAGAAAAACAACAAAATGTGCTACAAGTTACATCAAAAGAAGATAAAGATGATCAATTTATTGTTAATTTACCTGAAAAAATAAAAACTACAGTTAATTCTTCACAGAGTAAACCAGAAGTAGTTAAAAAGTTAGTTACAGACATTAAATCTAATGTTTACACAGATGTAAAAGAATCTAACTCTGCTAAATTATTAGCAGTATCAGAATATGATAATTTAGTTAATTATGTTGCAGAAGCAGAAGATAATGAAACTACTAATGCAATTAAAACTGTTATAGCAAATACATCTAAAGATATTAAAACAATACGAGAATCTATTGAATTTCCAGATGATTTTTCATTAAATCATGCAGATTTTGATACAACATTTAAATTTGCTAAAGTTAGTCCAAGTAAAGTAAGTATTAACTATCTTAATAAACTATTTGATGGTTCAAACGAATCTAATGAGTTTTTAGGAACAATGAAAACTAAAAAAGTTGAAACATTAAAAAATTTACATGAACAAAATACAATTATTAACGATAACTTATTAATTCCAAGTAAAGGTACTGATCCAAAAAATACTGCTAGAGTTTCTCAAGAAATAAGAGATACTGGATTTAATGACGATCAGTTTGTTAAAAAGTCTTTAAATAAACATTTAAATGATTTTAATATTATTAATTCTGGCGGTGTAGTTTTAAATGAACAAAATCAACCAATTAATTTTGAAGAAACAGTACAAGGAATACAAAACTTTGCACAACACATGAAAGGTAAAGCAGAAGCTATAATTGAATCAGGACAAAAGTATTTAAAATATAAAGAACAAAACCCTAATCAAGAACCAACAGATGATGAAATGAGAGTAAAATATCCTGTTTGGACAGGAAAAGAGTGGTACAGTGCAGAAGAAACAAAAAATAAAGGTATTTTTCATAAACAAGGTAAAAGTAAAGACTTTTTAGAAGGTTTAGTAAACAATACAATGGTGTTTTCTGATGCTTATAGAACAATTAGAACATACAATTCTATAGCTAAAAAATATAATAAAACTAATAAAGAAAATCAATTAGAATACATAACATTACCTGATGCACCTAAAGATATTAAAAATTATTCTAACAAATTAAATAAATCATTTTCTGAACAACAAAAAGATGAAGTAAATTACTATTCTGGTTCAGACAGCAATATCCGTAAAACTCAAAAATTCATTGATCCAACACTTAAAAAAGAATCTGGAGAGAAAGATACTAAAAAAGAAACTAAGCCTGTAGAAGCTAAAAAAACAAGTGTTAAAAAAGATTCTAAACCTAAAGATACTGAACCAACAAAACAAAAAGAAGTTGTTGAAGATGTTATTGATGAAAGTAGTTCTGTCCCTACTACAAAAGAAGATTTAACAGATAAATCTGATCTAGAAAAAGAAGTTACTGTTCCTGATGTAGTTGACTCTAATGTTAATGATGTTAAGCAAGAAACAAAATTAGTAGCTAAAGTAGATGAAGATACTACTAAATTAGATACTAATTTTGATGTTTTAAATCCTAGTTTTAAAAGAAAAATTACATATAAAGATGTAGTTTATGAAAGTATTTATGACATTTATAGAACTTATTTATTAGGAAATGGTAAATTTAATAAAAAATACTATGGTTTAGAATCTAACACAAAAGAAA